TCTTTGATAAGTATTTTTATGTTGCCAAAGAACTTGGTGAAGGTGCTAAGGCAGAAGACATCCTTAAAATTATGGAGTCTCTTGCTGGTGTTGTTATGAAGAAAAGATCTGAAACTAAAGTAGGACCTTTTGGATTTAATAAAAAACCACCGGAAGAGAACAATGATTCAGACTGATACAAAACCAGAAGTCATTATACCAGAAGGTGCCGAACTAATTGATGAGTGTTTCTATGTTTGGGAAACTCGTTATGGTTTGTTTTCTTCGATGACTAAACAAGGTCGTCAAATGCTCACTGGTGCTGTTAGGGATAATGTAATCATTATGACCCGATTTCATCTCAAATGTGAGCAGGATGGAACCCTAGATAATCATACAATAGTTGTTTCTGGTGGAGGATCCTATAAGGATTTGTGATTATCTAAATAATGATGCTTAATCGTGGTTGTTTAAGCAAACAAAGGGGTCTTAGAGATCCCTTTTCTAATAAATAATAATAACCACGATTAAATCAGATGAAATACTACACTTACGCATATTTGCGTGAAGATGGAACTCCCTACTATATTGGTAAAGGAACGGGAAGAAGAATAGATAATCCTAACACTCATTATTCAGGTTTGCCTCTAAAAAATAAAAGAGTATTTTTGAAACAAAACCTTACTGAAGAAGAAGCATTTAAGCACGAAAAGTATATGATTGCCATATTTGGTAGAAAGGATTTGGGCACAGGGATTTTGAGAAATTTAACTGATGGTGGAGATGGAAAATCTGGTTGGAAAATGAGTGAGGAGACGAAAAAAAAGATTAGGGAATCAAATACTGGTAAGAGACATACTGATGAATCTAAGAAAAAAATGAGTAAATCTGCAAAAAATAGAACAAGTATTCATGGGATGCTTGGTAAAACTCATACAAAAGAAGTTAGAGAGAAGTTAAGTAAGTTGTATAAAGGTAGACCATTTCCAGGAAATCCCTATAGTCAAAAAGGCACAACATGGTGGAACAATGGACAAATCACTAAACGTAGTGTAGAATGTCCAGGTAAACAGTTTGTTCCTGGTAGAATACCATTAGGACCATATAAAAGGAGGTGATTACCATTTATTCCGAGCTGAACTGCTTCGAAGAAGCATTAAAGCATTTTGGTACAAGAGTAGAAATCATTACTGCTATGGAAGTATCAAAACGCATTAGTCCAGATGATGCATATAAAATGATAAAAGATGAACTCAAGGAAGTAAAAAAGTGTCGTAAACAATTTAAGAAAGATGAGTGCTGATTCTCTTAAAGTTCATCAGAATGAAGATGGTTCATTTGATATTGAATGGGATAAAGAAGATCCTAACTGGAGTTGGTTAAATACAATGACCAGTAAAGAAATTCAATCTTTCATGGAAAAAGCAATTAAAGACGAACTTAATTCTCATGCATAAAGACGTCACCAATTCTCAAAAAGACTGGGAAGATTTTTGGAACTCTCCAGAAACTTATGATGAATGGAGTATTGATGACTTAAAAAGGGTATGGAATGAAATGGAAAAAATTGAACCACTGACAACAGAAAAATAATTATGGCACTCTCACAATCAGTCGAAGAATCACTCAGAGAAGCAGAACAATCATTGAGGAATGCACTTGCATTTGCTGCAAGACAAGAAAGACCAATGGTTTGTAGCACTATTGCAGATATGATTGGTAAAATAGAATCAGTCATCCAAACTGATGAAATTCTCGATAAATTTGAAAATCGTAAACCCGGAGACAGTGGTATGTTTGGTTCTTGGTTCAATACCGATGAATAAATCTGAATAAAATCTTAAATTTATAGATACTATTGAATTCTAATGTTAGAATATCAACACTTCACAAGAAATCTATGACTTTACCAAAAAACGGCAGGAAATTGACCGAAAATGAAGAAAAAAGCATGAAAATTGCTCTACAAGAAGTAGGTATTCGTGCAATTCACCCCGAAAGAATGGAAGCTCTTGCCGATTATTTGGTAGAAAAGGCAAAGAATCAAAATAAATAAAAACAGAAAAACGATAACACAATGAAAGATATCGAAACTCACATCGCAAAGGACAAAGAAATCCTTGAAAATCCAACAATTTCTCCACAACAAAGGAGACATATTGAAGGTGAACTACATGAATTGGAAGATTATGTAGAACATCACAAGGCAGAGATTGAGGCAGGTGATCATCATGATCCCTCACCACTAGAACTATTTTGTGATGCTAACCCATCAGAACCCGAATGTCTAGTTTATGAAGACTGATTGGGACAGTTTGAGAAGTGTCACACTGACCCTTACAGGGTCTTTTTTTATTGTATAATTGTAGAAAGAAATTTTGTAATGTCTAACGCACTGGTTGATGTAATTCGTGAGAATGAACCTTTTTATTCTGATGTGACTATGACTGAGAAAAAGAATCGAATCTATTGTCACCAATTTGAAAGTTGGATTGAACTAATTGCTCTTGGTTTGAGGGACTTTTGTTTTTATATTGGTCAAACTGAAGCAGGTAGGGGATGGAAGGTTGTAGGTGAAAAACTGATTCGATTTTATGATGGTGATTATTCCAAATGTCCAGACAAACCTAAACTTTATCGTTATTGGGATGTGCATCCAGATCTTAAAGACCATGAGATTAGGGAAGTTATGCGAAAATATGGTTTTATTAAAAATCCTTATGGTGGATCTCCAGAGCTAGTATCTAATGCTAATATTAAGGATCTTGACACAGCACTCTTTATTCTTGGTAATGAGATTCAGAAATTGAATGATTATTACTATAACTTTGAGAAGATGTTTGGCATTAGTCCTAGCATAGAGCAGAAGAAGGCAAAGAAACGTGAGGAGGATATGTTTCGCATCCCACAACGTTTTGCAGTATATGATATGTGCGATCAGTTGCAACATTTGCCGAAAGATGCTATGATTTATATTCCAAAGGATGCTTATGGTCGGTTCTGTGACTACCTTGTTCAGCAAGGTTTCAGTAACATATATACTGAAAAAGACTATGAGTATTTCTATGGATGTAAAGAACTGTTGGGGAATAAATTTGATGACATCAATCTTATTACCGAAGAAGAGTTTTTTGATATGAAGAAAAAGTTTGATGTAGTTATTGGTAACTATCCTTACGGTAATGGTGGTAATCTTGCTATCGATTTTCTGGCAAAGTCTTCTGAAACACTGAAAGATGATGGTATGATTCTTCAGATTGTGCCTATTTCTTTGAGAAAGAATGGTAGTCAGAACAAGATTATCAAACGTAATCCATATCTTGAGTGTGTGAGTGACGTTGACTGTGAGAAGGGCACTTTCCCTGTTGGTATTCATGCTGCTATTCAAGAGTGGCGTATTGGTGATAATCATAGGCAGAAAATTGAGATTATTACTAATCACCCAGACTTTGATTTCCTTGATTATAAGGATGTCGTGACTGGTAAAGTGCGGGTAGATCTTGTTATTATTCGATCTGGCAATGCTGGTAGAATGATTAGGTCTGAGTTTGAAAAGTATCTGCCTAAGAAAGGTGAACAACTTGATCATTTCTTTATACAGGCAAAGAATGAAAATGTAGTAGAAACTTTGATATCATTGGAGGAAGAACTTGTTAGAATTGGCGCAAACACAAATGGAAGAAACCACGTCTCAAAAGGTGAAATCATCGAAGAATACCAAAAACAAACACAATCAGGAGGTGGGATCTTCGATTGAGAGATCTGATGAACGCATCAAAGTTACTCAAGAAGTATTCACACCGATTGAAGTATGTCGTCAAATGGTAAATAGTCTGCCAGAAGAAAGACTGAAGAACCCAGAGTCTACATTTCTTGATAATTCTGCTGGTTCTGGTAATTTTATGATTGCTCTGCGTGATAAACTGATTGAATATCACGATCATGATCACATCATCAACAACATGCTCTATGCCGTTGAGCTTATGGAAGACAATCATGCTGAAATGTGTCAACGTCTGGGGGTATCTGTCGATCACCCGCACTACATTTGCTACGATGCTCTAAAATATGATTACAGTTTCGGTGAAGCACAGGGAGTAGAACAGTTCTTTTAGTGGCACACAGCATCTTGAAACCCTCTTAGGATGCTCTATAATATAGAGGTAATCAAGCAAAGGCACCATGGGCACCCGCAGCAGAATTGGCATCCAACTTCAAGATGAGAGCATCGTTTCTGTCTACTGCCATTATGATGGTTATCCTGCGTTCAATGGTCGTGTCCTGCGTGACAACTATGATACCGTTGAGAAAGTAAAAGAACTGATTGACGGTGGTAATATGTCCTGCACCTGGACTAATGTCGGTTGGGGTAAAGAAACTCTGCCTGAGACTGGTGCTCTATATTATACTTCCCGTGGCGAATCTCTTGAAGATAACGCACCACGTATCGATAGAGATATGGAAGAGTTTTTCTCTGATGGTGAAGAATACTCCTATATCTTCCGTAATGGTAACTGGTTTGCCTATGACATGCATCAGTTTGAAGATATGGTAGCACCAGAACCTGTGGAAATCCCTGCTGGAGAATTGGCAGTGGGGTGGTAAGTTACAGTCTAAGAAGTGTCACACAGCACCCTGAAACCCTCTCAGGATGCTCTATAATACATTCATACAAGGGAAACCACCATGACTGCCACCTTCACCGACTACGTTGCTCAGAAAGATGCTCAGAACCTCATTCAACTGAATATCACTAAGTATAGTATGATGCTTTGTGATGCACTGCAACAGTCTCATCAACGTCAGTATCCAAATAGTGGTCGCAACTATTCTTATGCACTGATTTCAGGTCGTAAGTATCACAAAGTGATGCAGTGTATAGATGGTCAGACTGAATCAGTTCATGCCTTTATTGATAAGAAGACTGGTTCCGTATACAAAGCAGCATCAATCAAAGCACCTGCTAAGGGTGAGAGATATAATCTCTTATTGATCAAAGATCGTGAATGGTTATTTGAAAATGCTGATTTTTGCGGATCGTATCTTTATGTTCGCTGATTATGGATTACACCAAAGCACAACTGGTTGATGCACTTGTGGCAGAGTGGGACTATCTCTGCCATGATGATTATGACCCAGAAGATCTAACATCGGAAGAATATCGTAAGGAGATGGAAGAACTTACAATCGAACAATTGATTGAAGAAACATCAACTGACGAAATTTACACTCTTGACGAATTTATGGAGAATTGGGTATGAAAGTATCATGTGATCGATGGATTGTCTCATGGAAACGTGAGAAGAAAAATGGTTACACTTCAACTCAGGAGGTTGTAGTTTATGGAATTGAAAATGTCAAGCACGTCATTGACACAATGGTTCCGAATGATGAATGGAGTGTAAAACCGGCATGACATCTAAAGAAAAACTTTTATTCATCTCATCTTTCATTGTCTTTATGAACTGGGGAACCAGATTATGCATTCTACTATTTTCCATTCAGGATACGGTTATTCTAAGATCATCTGTGAGGATGTTACCTCTTGGTTTTTGAATGAATACTTTCCACGACATAAAATTGATGTGGATATTATTCATAAAGGACTGAAACGTGATGGTGTTGTTGGGTATTGTGATGTGATCGGTGGATATTATCGACCAAGGCATTTTCTGATTGAACTTCAGGCACGTATGTCTGAGGAAATGTATATAAAAACTCTTTTTCATGAACTGACCCATCTGGCACAGTGGGTAGGTGGTTCTCTGCGGTTTCATCATGGAAAAATGTGTTATTCTCAAGAACCGGTCGAAAATTATGATTATTGGGATCAACCACATGAAATTGAGGCACGGGAGGAAGAAGTAAGGCTATATGATCGGTGGTTAAATGAGAAATAGAGTGTGCCAGTTGATTGAACTGTCCACTGACCTCCACAGGGTTTCCTGACCCTGCTATAATAACAAAGTAATCAAGGGAACGACTCATGACCACCTTCGACTTTGAAACCGAGTACCACTGGGGTGCTCTCATGGTCAAACTGGTTCCCATGTTTGCCATGGATGTTTACAAAGCATCCGATGATGAGTTAGTATGGGTCTTTGATGTGAACAACCCCAAAGATGGTTATCATGTCCCTGCTCGCAATCTTTCTACTTATTCTTATTGATTATGTCTAGGATTAAAAAAGCAATCAAAAAAGTTTCTAAAGCAGAAGGATTCCAAAAACTTGGTGTCGAAGAGGTTGAAAACAAACTTAACACTTTTGATTACTCTCAACTTCCCAAACCTGGCAAGAATAAAGGTGATCGTGGGCAACTCTTTGAGACTGCTTTGGGTATTCCAAACGGTTCTGATTTGACTGACTTGATTGATGGTGAACTAAAGTCTTTTACTAAAGGTGAGACAATTAAAGTCACCATGCTAAAGCACTGTCTTGACGAAATTGCTTCTAGCGTTGAATTTTATGATAGTAAAGTTTATCAGAAGTTAAAACAAACTATTTACGTTGGTTTTGATCGTGGTGGAAAGTTTCTTAAATCAAAAACTATCAATGAACAAAACGATTTTGATCATTATCAACAATTGGCAGAAGATTTTGGTTATATTGCAGTAAATGTAAAAAAAGCAATCGTTAATAAAGAAACTCTTCATACTATCACTGGACCTAACGGATTACTGCAAATACGTACAAACGCATCTAAGAATAAAAAGACTGGAAAATACACACCACTGTGCTATAATGGTGTTGAGTTGAAAGACAAATATATGGCATTCTATCTCCTTGCAGACTTCGGAAAATCAATTACAAAATGACATCAAACACACTTCAAGTTCTAACAGCAAGCACAGGTAATCGTAAAGATACGTGGAATACTCCTGCGGAATTTGTGGGTGATGTTATTAAGTTTTTTGATGGACAGATTGATACTGACCCGTGTTGTAATGATGTAAACAATCCAAACGTGCCTGCCAAAGTTCTTTATACTGAAGAAACGGATGGTTTAAAACATCCATGGTTTGGTAAAGTTTTTGTGAATCATCCATATTCTGCTAGTAAAAAATGGATTCCCTATGCTGCTGCCCAGTATGAAAATGGAAATGCGAAAGAAATGGTTCTTCTCATTAAGTTGGACGTTTCTACCAAATGGTGGAGATCTATCACCAAATATCCATGGATAGGAGTCAATAGACGGTTAAGATTCGGTGCTGCCAAAAGTGCAGCACCATTTCAGTCTGCTATCATATACCTTGGGACTGATCTTGACCGATTTAAACATGCTTTTGGTAAGTACGGTCAATTGTATGTGCCAGTTGATTGAACCGTCCACCAACCGACCACAGAGCAGGGCAGACCTGCTATAATTACAAAGTAATCAAGGGAACACCACTCACATGCAACTCACTGCCAAGCACGGAAACATGGTTGTTGACTTCTATCCGGTGAAGTATGCTGATAATACGATCAGTGAGCGTCTGATGTATAAGACCGTCACATTCAGTAATGACATGCAATCCAAGTCTTACATCAACAAAGAATCATTTGAGAAAGAGGTTAATAATCGTGTTGAGGGTTATGGTTATGAAGTAACTGATTTACATGTTGAACCACAACTGTTCAATTCAGCACTGATTCAGACCAGATGGTGAAGTGTCACAGAGCATCTTGAAACCCGCTCAGGATGCTCTATAATAAGCACATACCAAACAAAGCAACCGGACAACCCCATGAAAATGTCACCCGAACTTAAAGCACGACTTACTCAACCCGAATCCAGAGCAGAGTATGCTTTTAAGTTTATCTCACAATGGACAAAGGATGGTGCCAGTGGTCATGCAATGAATGTATGGTCTGAATGGTTGGATGTTGTGAATGAAACAGTTGAACCCACCGAACTTTACTAAATGAAAGTAATTCAGTATGTACTGAGTGGCATTTGTATTACATTTGCCCTCAGTGTTTATTTGGTATTCTTGGCACAACGTGATTCCAAACTGTTTCAGAACTATGACTCAACAACAATCGAATCAAGAGTTCGTGAATGATTTGTTTGATAAACTCTTTAAGCACACAGACACGGACATGATTGATTTGCACGATGATGATACGTGTTGTGACCATCTTGAATTTGAACAACTCTCTCTTGATTTCTAATGACTGATTTAACTTTTTCTGGTGTATTTCTAACGGTTGAGGAACATGATTGCATGTATACGGTTTGTAGTGAGGGTGAATTATTCCGTGTTCCATTTAATCATCTCAATTTAAACTTTGATGAGTTTGAGATTGTAGATTTTTGGGATGATAATGTAGATGCAGAACAATTAGAGGAGATACAATCAAAGTTAATTGATATGATGCAAATTGCCGGACTGTATTTCAAATCACAACCAATTGAATTATCATGAATGTATCTCATATGATTGAAAGACTTGAGGATGCGATTCAAGTATGTTATGATGTTGGTAAGGATAAAAACAAAGGTTATCCTTATGCGACTGGTTATGCACGAGCTACAATGAAAGAAACCATATGGCAATTAAAGGAGTTAATGAATGAAAAAGACAGAAGTTAACATCGAATTAAATGTACATGAATTAGATATTATACTCAAGTCTCTTGAATTAGTGGATAGTAGAGATGAGATACAGATCAATCGATCATCAGGTAGTATTGACACCTTGTATGATCGGTTGTATGATTATTACGCTACATTAGACACAACAAACGTCGAACTCAATTACGAATCTTATGTTGACCAATCTTTCTAAAGTCACACCACAGACCAATCCAGAGTTATGGTATTCATGGTATCATGTAGTTAAGGAAGATGCTCCTGAAGTATTAGATGAATTTTTAGAGAATACTGCTGCCAAGATGGAAGTTACGGTTGATTATCTTATGAAGGAGTTCTTATGAGTAAGTATGTGTATTTGATTGATCATTGGTCTTTATCCGGGTTGATTGTATTAATTGCAGAGAATGATATGAGAGCATTTTCTCTTGTGATTACGGATCCAGAGATTAAGTTTCAGGAGGGTGATACTGATGCACTGATGAATGAGATTACAAATGCATCCAAGTTAAAGTTGTCGGATGATTATGAATGTGGTATAATTAGTGCAATGGTAATCGAATAGTATGGAAACTCCATTATACAAAATTGAAGAAGAATCAACATCAGGATGGCACGAAGTAAGAACATCACTTACAAGGGATGAATGTGAGGAAATTTATAATAGTTTATTAGATGATGGAATTAATCCTAAAAGAATTAAAATCACCAGAGTATCATGATTGATTTCCCACATCTACCACCCGAAGGTTATTCTTATTCATTTGAATCATTTAATGCAAGGTATGATGCCATATGGATCATTAACCATGGATTGTTCTCTTATAGAGATACACCACCCAAATCAATATGGGGATTTTATTCATCAAAGAAGGGAAAGTATTATGCTCCGATTAATTCAAAGAAGGTAGGTAAGGAAGTTTCTATTAAGGATACAACACCTTATAGTTCGATGCAAAAGAACCTAAATCCATTAGAGGCACTATTGTTCTCATGAGTTATGTACCAAAGGTGAATGATTATGTAAGATGGAATCATCATGGTGTCATTCATCAAGGATGGGTTTATTTTGTTGATAGTTTGTACATTACGATTGAGACAGGAGTAAAACCAAAACCAAACTGTGAGTATACCCGTGAGGAGAAACATAAGTATATTCATACTTTGTTATTGTGTTATCCGCATCAATGGAAGGATCTTACTTATGTAAAGAGTCGAAAGAGTATCTATGAGACAGATTAAGAACTGACCACTGAACCCCCACAGGGCACACAGATGCCTTATACTCATTATATACCAAACCAGGATTACCAAATGATAGTCAACGGATACGAAATCAAACCAGGAGATATTCTTGAGGGTGCTGACCTTAAGGGTGCTATTCTTGAGGGAGCTGATCTAAGTTATGCTGATCTAAGTTATGCTGACCTAAGAGGTGCTATTCTTGAGGGTGCTGACCTTAAGGGTGCTATTCTTGAGGGTGCTGACCTTAAGGATGCTGACCTTCGAGGTGTTGACCTAAGACGTGCTAATCTTAAGGGTGCTAATCTTGAGGGTACTAAACTTAAGGGTGCTAATCTTGAGGGTACTAAACTTAAGGGTGCTAATCTTGAGGGTGCCAAACTTAGGAATGCTGACCTTCGAGGTGTTGACCTAAGACGTGCTAATCTTAAGGGTGCTAATCTTGAGGGTGCTAATCTTTGGAATGTTAACCTTAAGGGTGCTTATCTTAAGGATGCTAATCTTAAGGGTGCTAATCTTGATGGAACTATTTTAGAAGGACTTAACCTATGATTATCAACGGATACGAAATCAAACCATTCATACTCACTGAATTCACAAAACAAACATATGTTTAACTTCTTTTCTAATCAGACTCAATCCCCAGAATCTCCAGACCCACTATTTACAACAGAAAAAGAACTAATTCTACATGTTTATGAACAAACTATTTGGAGAGGTAAAGAGTAAGTAATGGGTAATTTATTGATCTCTAAACCAATAATATCCTTTATAAGAGTTGCGACGGGGATTTTTAAGAGAAAGTCTGATAGATGCTTCACTACTAACCTTACCACAAGCCCGTGCTGCTTCTTTTATACTATCAAATACTTGTGTCTTAACCCATGTTCTTTTATTGATACCATATACAGGAATAGATCTTTTAGATTGTTCTAATCTTTTCCATAAGTGTCCATAACACTTATAACCTTTATCCATAGCACGAACAATATTACCAGACTTTTTTCTATCACCAGTAAGTTCTATTGCTGCCGAACTTATACTGTCCCATTCTATCTCTTCTCCTGTTTCTATATTCACACTCATTATCCGTGTTGCAAGGTGTTTACCATCACCCCTATTCTCTGCTAAGTGAAACCCCCATTTATCATTATTATCTAACTTATCTTTTAATCCATTACTGATATTATTACACCATTCATCTGATCTTTCTATATCAGACATTATATCGGATAACTTTTCTTTTGTTTCATTACTGTAAGTAGGAGTATTACCACCTGATGTTGCATTATATCCTTCTACATTATTAAATGTATTGTATTCCTTAATGTAGTGTATTTCTCTTTCATCTAATTCATTTTCATTACAATCACATATTTCTTTAATCATAAAGTTATGATTACCATGCTTACGCATAGCACGATGTAATGGATATGGACTCATTCTTTTTGCTTCATCAATGTGTTGCTTCCATCTCTTATTCATTCCTTGAGTTGTTTGACCCACATACTTATGTCCATTGACCTTGTTAATGATGAGATAGATTGTTCCTTGCTTCATTTTGAGATAGAATGCATATTAATATTTATAGGATACTATTGTTAAATGATAGAAAACAATGCAAATAGAGAATCTAAAATTAATTATAAATAAATCCCTTATAAACCCCAGATCTTATGCAACCTTTATCGACAGGCTATCACACTCAGAGCATTTTGTCAAGACCCCCCACATAAAAACTCTGAGACCCACACATTTTTTCTCGTCGAGACTTATAAATAATGCTTATGAATACCGCACGAGATCATACTTGACATACGTGCGAGATGTCTGTATAATATACAAGTAACATACAAATCTCGACGAGACCCATGTATTACGAAGACCACGAGTTACAGTATCATTATAACAACGAGTCTTATACGTATTATAAAGACGAGATGTGTGAGCATTATGCACGAGATACATATACACTACGAGATACACATAACACCCAGGATACATACGAGATAGATGATGAGTACGCACGAGATACATGTGATTACGTAGAGCTTGCGTATAAACATTACGCATAACATACGAGATACACATATACATTACGAGATATGTGTACACATAACACATTATAACACACATCACACGAGATACACATGTACGCACACAAACGCATCATAAGTGTTACATTAGACATCGAGTGTTATGATGATTTAAATCTTAAAGATATTGATTGGAATGATATCTTAGGACTGGAAGGTGACGAGAATGTTGATATTAGCATCAGAGAGACCGCAGACGTGTATTAGTGTGCCACTTCCCCGACTGGCACAAGAGGGCATTAGAAGACCTTATAAGACCCATAGAGAGACCTTATGAGTGTGACAGTCGGGGAAGTGGCACACTAGATGGTCACAGACCTCAAAATCGTGTATTGTAGTTAAGTCATCAGGAATTCATCCCAAAAATGATTAACAACGACACACTTGAGATGTTAATGAGTCGTGAACAATTGATGGAAGATATCATCGCAATTGTTGATGGTGAACTTGGTGGCATTATAAGTGATCGATTGAGTGATGAATTGACAACGCGACTATGTGATGCTGTCTGTAAGAATTTCCCTGCTAAGTAACACTAACTGTGGTATCACTAAATGATACCCAGGTCAGCTGCCTCCCAATCGGTAAAGTGTCACAAGGTCACGGCACAGACCTCAAAATCGTGTATTGTAGTTAAGTCATCAGGAATTCATCAAATGAGTATGTTCAATGTCCGGGACGAAGCAATTGGTAGGTTAGCATCAGGTTTCGTAAAAGAGTTTGCTGAGTTTGCTGCAGGAGATGAGAGAATGCATGAGTTAATGATGGATCTTGCCTCAGAGTTTGTTGAGACTAATCTTCCAATTGTAAAGGAAGATGATTCTATCGATGTTGCTCATGAGTTAATGATGGGCATCACGATTCGTACTGTGTGACAGTCAAGGAACTATCACAAGGTTCCGGCACAGACCTCAAAATCGTGTATTGTAGTTAAGTCATCAGGAATTCACCAAATGCAAGGTTACAACGGTTGGGCAAATTGGGAGACCTGGAATGTTGCTCTCTGGATCGGAAATGATCCTGGTTTGTATGAACTGGCATGTGACATTGCAAGAGATGGTGGAACTTACGGACACATGGTAAGTATCATCCACGATGCTGGAAGTAAAGAAACCCCAGATAGTTGTAAGTGGGACGATGTAAAGATAGACGGAATCGAGGTTAATAACATGATGAAAGAACTTATAGACTAAGTAACACTTACTCAACTCACACTAACTAACACTTTTTTTCAAATGGATTACGACACTTTCGACACCGACATTTTCTCTGAGATTAATGATATGCCCGGTGAGATTTATGATGTGATTGATTATAAAGAAGAGGGAGAAGATGATAAGAAGTTTGATGTAGAAGGTTACATTAACGGCAAACTAGATTACTAAGTAACACTCACTCACCTCCAATTGACCCCTATAGTGTAACCACACACAGGCAACACATGAAATTTCAACTTAAGGTCAAACTTACCAAAAACGGTAAAACTTTTGCTAAAGGTAGTATTGTAACAGAGGATCAAGTCTCTCGTTATGGTATCAACCAGGCATATCTTGAAAGTTACACCAAACCACGTAAAACGAAGGAGGTGTTTACATTAGACGAGGAGAATCTACTTGTTGATTTGTATCTACAACACGCAGATCCTATCAACAAATCAGATAATCGCAAGTCTATTATTCATGATTATCGCAAGGAGTATGATACACATTCAGACAATAGTTTGGAGATCTTTATCAATTCAATCAAACGAATTGATTTAGACTATCTTGCAGAAGGTATGGCACCTAATCGTAAGTTAGTCAAAAAGTTATCTGTTATCTATCCTGATAGGTTTATGACTTTAGATCAACTTGATTTGACTTTATCATTCAAGGATTGATAACATGTAGGGGGATTACAACCCCCTGTATTATTGTGACTCACCTCATTATCTAACATCATGCTCAAAGGACAAGTTTTAAAAATCGTTGGTGAAACTGCAAGAGACGTTGATCCTAACATGACAAGATTGGAGAAGTTTGAAGTATTTTGCCGTGTATGTGATGGATTACTTAAAGATGGTAGAATTAGTTCTGCTAAACATCATGCATGGACAAACCCTTTTTAACACTTAAGAAAAACACTAAGTAACACAAACCGGTCGGCCGCGAGTGGACAGTTGGTCAAAGTGGCACAAGGTCACGGCACAGACCTCAAAATAGTGTATTATTAAAGAGTCAAAGGAATTTACCAAAGGAACAACAATGACTTCAGTTTATCTAGTTTTTGAAATCCAGTATGAAAGCGATGATTATGAAAGCTTTGAAATTCCTATGCTGGACTCAGACCATACTAAGACTTTCCTTACGTTAAAGGATGCGGAGGATTACCTTGAAGAGATGAAGGTTAAGGAAATGCCTCGTCTTTTAGAACTTGCAAAGAAGTGGGAATACAAAAAAACTACTTATGATGAGTTGAATGATAGGTTTGGCGTAGAGCATGAGTTGGAGATCAAAGAATTAGTTCTCACTAAGTAACACTCACTGTAGTATCACTAAATGATACTCAGGTCAGCCGCGAGTGGACAGTCGGACAAAGTGGCACAAGGTCACGGCACAGACCTCAAAATCGTGTATTGTAGAAGGGTCAAAGAAATTCACCTCTCAAATGCCACAATTCTCCAAAGCATACAACATCGAAGGTCAAATGATTATTCGTGATAATGAGACTGGCAAGACAGCATTATCACTAATGGAAGACCCTAATTTCAAATCAGCAATGGGGGGTTTGTATAATTTTGTGGGTGAAATGGATGCTGATTTAGATATGGCATACGATTGGATTGTTGAACAGGTAGAAGGTTGCAATTCTTTCGTGCATGATATATGGGCATGGGATTGTTTCTATGAAGTTTATGGTAAAGTTGCTCTAGAGCACATTATGTAAGTAACACCTACTCATTCACTCACTAACTAACACTTAATGAACATTTCTGGCACTAACTTAAGAATGGCACTTGTAGACCGTAGAGGTGAACTTATCAGGTGTAGTTCTATTACGAAAGATAATACTTTCGATGAACAGATTGCTACTCTTGATGATATCATCGAACAGATTTGGATGGCAAAGAATGTAGAACTCACAGTCGTTAATTAACACTTAGGGGAGGCAATCTCCCCACTAAATGATACTCAGGTCAGCCGCGAGTAGACAATCGGATAGGTGTCACAAGGTTCCGGCACAGACCTCAAAATCATGTATTGTAGAAGGGTCAAAGAAACGAGTTCAATTTTGCTTTACACTGTTCACTGTCCAGCACTTAACGAAACTGAGAATTGCTCCTCTCAGGATCATGCAATCGATGTTGCTTATTCGATGTATAGTGAGTCTAATTCCACTGTCTGGGTTGAAGATTACCTCGGACATACTGTTATCGAATTGGGAGACTGATTTACTCACTGTTTAACACTTTCTTTCTTCATTAACATCATGGCAAATCAGTTCTATTCACTCAAAGCACTCAAAGCAAGGGTAGAAAATCTTATCGAACAACAGGGAGAAGATGCACCTTGTTCGGCATGGATTTACACTAGCGAAGATGTTGTAAAGTATGATGATAATGGAGATGAGGTACAACAAACTGATGAAATCTGTGAGACAGTGTTAATCAACTTACAAGACTACGATTTCATCTATCAGGCAATTGGTGATGCTATTGATACAGAACTCGGTGAGGTTAAGTAACACTAACTGTAGTATCACTAAATGATACTCAGGTCGGCCGCGAGTAGACAGTTGGACAAAGTGGCACAAGCACACGGCACAGACCTCAAAATCGTGTATTGTATAGAAGTGGAGGGGACAGCACCTCACCACACCTCTCAGACCTTTCTACCTGCCTCTCATGCGCAAAATCGAAACCCAGATGATCGCAGCAGTTCAGAACGATGAACGATGGTCATCTGCCAATACGACTGTTATCCCCGGTTGGGAAGGCACCTCTGATGTGTATCTCCACGGAAACAAAATCGCAACCGTTGGTGATACCTGGATTCAAATCTTTGACGGTGGCAGACAATCAAAGACTACCAAGTCACGTTTGAATGCTTTACTTTCTGCCTTCGGAATGGACGGTGAATATGTTTTTCAAAAGAACTTTCAGTGGTTCGTTAACTATCAAGGTTCTCCAATTCCTTTCTTTGACGGTATGCGTCTTGCATGATTAAAACCAAAAAAGAATGGGCATCAATCTATGCCCAATTCTACTCAATTATTCTCATTCTCATCATTCTCTAAATGCAAAACAAGCACATCGAACATCCCGAAGATTCTATTCTCACCGGAGATTTAAGTGCTCTTGATTGTCTACGTAACGAAGGCAATCTGTCAGTGAAAATGGACGGAGCACCTGCAATCGTATGGGGAGAGAATCCTGCGACGGGTAATTTCTTCGTTGGTACTAAGTCAGTTTTTAACAAAGTAAAGATCAAAATCAACGAATCGCATCAGGATATTGATGCTAACCATACGGGCAACGTTGCAACAATTCTCCATAAGTGCCTTGACTATCTTCCACAAAACGGAGGTATCTTTCAGGGGGACTTTATCGGATTCGGTGGCACTGATGAATACACACCGAACACAATCACCTATCAGTTCGATAACATTGTAGAAGAGGAAATAATTGTTGCCCCTCATACGTATTACACAGCAGAGAGTGATTTAAGGGATGCAATCGCACACCCAATGAACTTCACTATTACAGACACATTCTATTGTAAGTTTGTGAAACCAAGAGCAACGATTGCGTCTGGTTTGTATGATGATGGTCTGAAGAGATTTCATGACTTAGACGACGTAATTGCCTTTGCTAAGGTAATGGCACAGAATGTTGAGTTTGTATCAGATAAGGATGCCAAACTGATTAAACAGGAACTTAACTCTTGCATTCGTGAGAATCGTCCTGTCATTGCTTCCACCTTTATGAATGAGAATCTCATCAGTTTCTGGTTGTTAGTTAAGTCGATAAAAGAAGATGCTATCTATCTCTGTCGGAATAATGGTCCAAAGGCATACATCGGGCAGACCCCAATCGGTGGTGAGGGTTATGTCTACTCTAATGAGTACGGTACATTTAAGTTAGTCAATCGTGAGCAGTTCAGTTATGCCAACTTCAGCAACAATAAGTTCCAAAGTGTAGACAAATAATCTTATCACCCCCATCAGCAACCCTTATCATTCAGGGGGTTGTCATGGGGGTCTGATGCTGTAGAATATGAAAGAACAAAGCAACCCACCCAATGACGACCACCGAACTCAACGCAGCAATCGCAGAGGGAAAATTCACCGTGACCCGTCTGCCCGTTCGCAAACCCCGTAAGGGTGAGGCAACTATGTCTCAGGTCGGCGGTGCTAAGACGGCATGGAGACCCTCCGTAAAGGCAGGTCATGCGAACCGTCGCATCCGTAGTGGAGCACCTGTCTGAGACATGTCTCAACCCTGCCCGTCAATTAATTTTCTATTTTCTCTCATGCGTTCTGACCTTATCTGGAATCAGTTTCTCACCTCTGCTGAATGGGATGGCACCGTCTCCTGGTTACAGGGTTTGCGGTTTGTTCATCATCTGGGTTTGCTAGATGACTTCATTGCCTCTCCATGGTGGGCACTGATGAACGAACGTTTAGATGCTGGCGAGTTAGGCACCTGGGTTCTAGAGAATTGACAGATAGGGTCATTCGTTCGTGAACAGCAGTGGGGGGGTATATGCCCCCTTATGTTATGCGTTGCCGTGCCCGTATATAAAACCCCCCCACTACTTTAAGCTATAAACGACCCAAAGAGCGTTCTCGATAATACGAAGATAAAAAAAAGTTTTCATATATAAAAAATGGCATCAGGATTCAAAGATATGCAAAAAAATCCGCAGGAAAATTTTACGACCGTAGAGATCGACCCAGTAAGTGGGGAACATATTATTACGATACCCGAATGGATATGTGATGAGAAGGGGTGGTATGAGGGAACAGAAGTAAACATCGAGGTAGAGAATGATTGTATTGTAATTCGAAGTATTGACGGTGTATAGATAGAGTGTTATGATAGTGACGAAGTTCATTTAAAGTTATGGCTAAAGGATTTACAGTAAAAGCAAAGACTCCCAAAGCAACTGAGAGTGCCCCTGAATGGGACTATGCGAAGGCAAAGGAAATGGTAAAAGGCAAATCCATTGTCTTTTGTTTACCTGGTAGAGGAGTATCTTATACGTATCTCAAAAACTTTGTACAACTTTGTTTTGATTTAGTGCAGGCAGGAGCAAGTATCCAGATTTCTCAGGATTATTCATCAATGGTAAACTTTGCAAGATGCAAATGTTTAGGTGCGAATGTACTGAGAGGACCGGATCAAATTCCATGGGACGGTAAGTTACAGTATGATTGGCAGTTATGGATTGACAGTGATATTGTGTTTAACTCAGAGAAGTTTTGGCAATTAGTACTAATGGATGAAGACATTGCGAGTGGATGGTATATGACTGAGGATGGTAAGACCACATCAGTTGCACACTGGTTAGATGAGGAGGACTTCCGTAAAAGTGGTGGAGTGATGAATCATGAGACTGGGGAGAGTATTTCAAAGCGTCGTAAACCGTTCACTGTAGATTATGCAGGATTTGGATGGTTACTAATTAAGCACGGAGTCTTTGAGAACGAAGGTATTAAGTATCCATGGTTTGCACCAAAGATGCAAGTCTTTGAGAGTGGAGAGGTGCAGGATATGTGTGGAGAGGATGTATCATTCTGTCTCGATGCTATCGAAGCAGGATTTAAGATTTGGTGTGATCCACGGATTCGTGTTGGACATGAGAAGACAAGAGTCATCTGATGGGGCTGACAGAATATACAATTCTCCATAAGGGTAAAGTTCTGTATAAGAATTTAACGGAGGAGGAGTATTTTGATAAGATGGAGGATCTTTCGATAGAGTATTATCAGAAAGGTTCTCCAAGACCGCAAGATTTAGAAACAAGAATCACAAAGTATTAAGGAGTTATTATGGCAGTACGTTCAAAGGTTGGATTGAGGGGTGATGGTTTTGTGGAGGGGAAACCGAAGAAGACTCGTCAAGGGAGTGGTAAGCACACGAAGTATGCCGCGACTTCTCGTAATGGAAAGCGTAAGATGTATCGTGGACAAGGACGGGGTTAATGGCACGTTGGATACATAAGAATGGCAAATCAAAACCCGATAAACGTTGTAAAAACGTTTTAACGCCTAAAAAATGTGCTAAACGCAAAAAGAAAAAATAATGTATCTAGAAGGGAATCAGGAATGGGATCAAATTCACACTGATGACCTTTGGGTTTACAATAAGTTAATTTTAAGTCGGAAGTTAGGTTATACATGTGGTCCTGTCGGGACTGATGTTCCTAAGTCCGACTTTTATATTATACGTCCTTGTATGAATTTACTCGGTATGGGACGTTTTTCTCGTATAGAATATGTCTATAAAAGTACTGATTCATATCATCCTGCCGAATTTTGGTGTGAAGTTTTTGAAGGAGATCATATGAGTGTAGATTTTCACAATAAAACTCCAGAATTAACCGTATTAGGTACTCGTGATTCATACGAACCACTATATAAATGGAAAAAATGGGAAAAAATTGATCATGAACACCATTTTCCCAAAATTTTAAATGATTTAGTAGGCAATTATGAGTGGATAAACTGTGAATTTATAGGAAACAACTTAATTGAAGTGCATTTCAGACAAAATCCCGACTTTAAGTATAATAATACAGAGGCAATCCCAGTTTGGGAAAATGAAAAACCGGAAAATTTAAATTATTACCATTTTATTGTCGATGATGATTATCTACGTAAAGGATTTTGGGTAAAATAAATAAAAAATAGGGATAGTAACCCCTTAAAAAGTTCTGATTTTACTAATCAGGAGCAAAATGGGCAATTCACCAGTCGATAGAAGTACAAGTTACATGAAAGAAGTGTGGGGAACAACAAGTTTGACCACAGATTACTGGTCATTACCCAAAAAAACAAATGATCCAGAAGAAAAAGTACTTCAAGAGATTATGCACGATGATTTAAAGAAAGGACAGAAGAATCTTCAGGAATAGAGTATAAATATAATTAAGAAAACTCTTTAACAATGGCAATTCAGAGGATATCACGGGCATTTAAGGACATTAGTTTATCTTTTGAGCCCCATCCTGTGACAAAAGACCTTCCGATTCTAAAAAATGAGAACGCAATTCGTCGTTCCGTAAGAAATATAGTCGAAACTATCCCAACAGAGAGATTTTTTAACTCTTTGTTGGGATCTGATGTAAGAAGAAGTTTATTTGAATTCGTTGATTTTGGTACTGCATCAGTGATTCAGGATCAAATTGAAATTGCAATTAATAATTTTGAAGATAGAGTCGAAAATTTGATCGTTCAGGTAGATCCAATAGCAGACGAAAATACATTTAATGTAACAGTCATATTTGATATTATTGGTCAAGAGTTTCCGACACAAGAATATTCATTCCTCTTAGAGGCAACAAGATAATATGCCTTTTACAAAATATACAAATTTAGATTTTGATCAGATAAAGACCTCGATCAAAGATTATCTCCGTGCCAACTCTACATTCACGGATTTTGACTTTGAGGGGTCTAATTTTTCTGTTTTAATCGATACGTTAGCATATAATACTTACATTACTGCATTCAATTCGAATATGGTTGTGAATGAATCCTTTTTGGATTCTGCAACTCTTCGTGAAAATGTAGTTTCTCTGGCAGGTAACATTGGATATGTTCCCCGTTCCAGAGTCGCATCAACGGCACAAATATCATTTAATGTAACAACTAGCACAGATACTCCTACACTCACCCTGAAGGCAGGTATAGTGTGCGTAGGGAGTACTAATGATACTACATACACCTTTGCCGTCCCAGAAGACGTTACAGCAAACGTTGTGGACGGTACAGCATCTTTTAATAATCTTGATGTTTATCAAGGAATATTCCTAACAAAACAATTTCAATACGATGGTTCATTAGACCAAAGATTTGTTTTAAATAATTCTTTTATTGATACATCGACACTTAAGGTATACATTAAGAAAACAGAACAATCTGGAGTTGGTATTGAATATTTTCTTTCAGAAAATATTTTTGATGTAGATAAAAACTCTAGAATTTTCTTTATTAATGAAGTTCAAGATGAAAAATATGAATTGAGATTTGGTGACGGACTGATTGGCAAGAAACTGGGTGATGAAGTTGGTTCCGATGGAACTATAATCACTGCCAACTATATTATTACTGATGGTAGAGATGGAAATGGTGCTTCTAGTTTTTCATTCTCTGGAACATTAGAGAATGCGACTGGTGGAATTATTGATCCAGGAACTGTTACAATTACAACTAATCAGTCATCAATCAATGGTGGAGATATTGAACCTATCGATTCAATTAAATATTATGCACCAAGACTATATTCATCTCAATATAGAGCTGTTACATCGAGAGACTACGAAGCAATTATAAAAAGAATATATCCGGATACTGAATCAGTATCAGTAGTCGGTGGTGAAGAAATGGATCCACCTCAGTTTGGTACAGTCCAAATCAGTATTAAACCAAAAAATGGATCATTTGTTTCAGATTTTAATAAGACTCAGATTTTATCAAAACTAAAACAATTTACAGTATCTGGAATAAATCAGAAGATAACTGACCTTAAAATTCTTTATGTTGAACTCAATAGTTCTGTTTACTATAATTATTCACAAGTATCGAATTCAGATACATTAAAAACTTCTGTTATAAATTCTCTTCAAAAATATTCAGAATCTTTAGATTTAAATAAATTTGGAGGAAGACTTAGATATAGTAAATTGCAACAAGTTATTGATAATACTAATACTGCAATTACATCAAATATTACAAAAGTTATTATTCGCAGAGATTTAAAGCCTGTACTCAATAAGTTTGCTCAATATGAACTATGTTATGGAAATAGGTTTAATGTAAAATCTGAAGGTCTTAATATCAAGTCCACAGGATTTAAAATTTCAGGAGAAACCGATACCGTATATTTTACAGATGTTCCTAATGCAGATTTGAAAACAGGCACTTTATCCATTGTAAAGCAAATATCTGATGAAACAAGAGTAGTTGTGAAATCTGCAGGAACTGTGGATTACTTAAAAGGAGAAATAATTTTAGGAACTGTTAATATCACTTCAACTTCATTAAGTAACGGATTAATCGAAATACAAGCATTCCCAGAATCTAATGATGTTGTTGGACTGAGAGACTTATATATCTCATTAAACATTCCTAAAAGTACAATAAATATTGTCAGGGATGTGATTGCTTCTGGGGATGAAATATCTGGCACCAGATTTGTTAACGACTTCTATACATCAAGTTATTCAAACGGAAATTTAGTAAGAAAGTAATATGATACAAACTGGTTTTGAATCTAGAATCAAAGTACAAGATCTAATTGATCATCAACTTCCAGAGTTTATCTTGGATGAAAGTCCGAATGCGGTAGAATTTTTAAAACAATATTATATTTCACAAGAATATCAAGGTGGTCCTATTGATATTAGTGACAATTTAGATCAGTATTTAAAATTAGATAATTTAAAACCTGAAGTTATTGTTGATAGTACGACAACTAGTACTAGTATAACATCTACTGACACTACAATTAATGTCTCTAGCACAAAAGGATTCCCTAATCAGTATGGACTCCTTAAAATTAATGATGAAATCATCACATATACTGGAATTACTACGAATAGTTTTACTGGTTGTGTTCGTGGATTTAGTGGAGTAACTGATTACCATCAAGATTTAAATAAAGAAGAACTTGTTTTTTCTACATCAACAGCAGCAGAACATTCTGATAGTTCATCTGTACAAAATTTAAGTTCTTTATTTTTAAAGGATTTTTATAAAAAACTGAAGTATACTTTTACTCCAGGATTAGAAGATATTAAATTTGTAGATGAAATTGATGTTGGAAATTTCATCAGAAGAGCAAAAGATTTTTATGCTTCTAAAGGAACAGATGAAGCAATAAAAATTCTTTTTAAAGTTATTTTTGGGGAAACACCTTCAATTATAAATTTGGAAGATTATTTAATCAAACCATCTTCTGCAAATTATGTAAGAAGAGAAGTTGCAATAGCAGAGGTAATATCAGGAGAACCCTCAAAGATTGTCGGACAAACTCTTATAAAGACCACTGATGAGAACACAACTGCTTCAATATCGGCAATAGAACCATTTTCAAGAAAAGGTAAAACATTCCATAAAATTGAATTTTATATTGGAAATACTGAGAATTCTTCATCAGTTGTAGGAAATTTTGAAATCACACCAAATACAAAGTTAATTGAAAGTGTATCAGTGGGATCATCCATCTTAACTGTAGATTCCACTTTAAGTTTTCCACAATCAGGAACATTAATTTCTGGAAATAATACTATTTCTTATACTGGAAAAAGTATTAATCAATTTTTTGGATGCACTGGTATCAGCGATACAATATCTATAGCATCAAATATTAGATCTAATGATACATATTTCTCTTATGAAGATGGAGATACTTCAAAAAAAGTCGAATTAATATTACTTGGAGTAATACAAGATTTAGTAGAAGAAAATGAAGACTTTAAAGTAGACGAAAACGATATAATTGTAGTCAAAAATCTTGGAGATAAGATTAAGAATAGAAATTCAAACTGGAAAGAAATTTTTGCAAATTCTTTTATCTACAATACAAGTGCAAGATATGAAATTGTAGATAATAATACTACTAAGTTAGGATCTACTATTGATAGATCCAGTTTAAAAATTGGAGATGAGGTTGAAATATTAGAAAGAGGAAGTGAAGATATAGTATTTTCTAATGATACGACTTATATCCAAACTATTAATGAATCCCAAAATTCTTTAGAATTAGGAAACAGACCAACTTTAGATCCAAGTAAAGAATATGATATAAGAAGAAAATTAAATAAAACAAAATCTTCAGGTTCAGATTTTGGGAGTAGTTCTGTATTATCAGACATTCTTAATGTATATGCTGATAAAGATGATTATGCATATGTTGCATCAAATTCACTACCATCAGAAGTAATTTTAGACGAAGATGATGAAAAAATTATAAATTATCGTCTTGATATTGAAACTAGTATTAAAAAAGTAAGTATTGCTAGCACAAATAATCTTGTAGATTTTTTTGAAGATGTTTATAATACAATTGAATTCAATCCTTCTATTCCATTTTTAACAGGAGATAAAATATATTATCTTCCACAAGATGAACCTTTGGTTGGATTGCAAACTGGCAATTATTATGTAAAAGTAACATCTACAAATAAATTTAAATTATATACTACACCCTCTTTATTAAATTCGGACAGTAATGTAACATTTCAAGTACCAAATTCTGGCATAGGAACTCATACTTTTACTTTAAACTCTCAAATAAAAACTGATCTAGGAATACAAAAACTTTTAAGAAAGTTTCCATTAGAAAAAAATATTGAAAATGGTTCTGGAACTTTAACGATTCCGGGAACTACTGGAATGCTAATTAATGGTGTCGAAATTAATAATTACAAATCTAAAGATGCAATTTATTATGGCCCAATTGAGAAAGTAAATATTCTTTCTGGTGGAGAAAATTTTGATGTAATTAATCCACCATTAGTTGAAGTTTCTACTGGTGCTGGTATTACTGCAAAAATTCAACCAGTCATTAGTGGAGGTTTTGAAAAAGTATATGTAGATTCGCAAGATTATAATATTGGAGAAATAACCTCTATTAATATTTCAGGTGGAAATGGTAGTGGTGCAGTAATTGAACCTGTAATAATCGAAAGACCTAGAGAAGTTTTATTTAATGCAGATGAATTTTCTAGTGGTGGTGGAGTTAGTCAAACAACTGATCAAATTGTATTTTTAACAGATCATAACTTTGTTAATGGTCAAGAAGTAATTTATAATCCTTTAGGTAATGATCCAATAGCAATTGGAACGGCAGGAAATA